GGCGAGCCCGACTCGCTCGGCTTCATTCCGGGAGCTGGGCAGGCGGGCGCCATCGCAGGCGTGATTGGCGGCGCGCTCGGCATCGACGTCACGCCGAGCCGCCGGCGATACGCGGCCGAGCGCTACGTGGAGGACCGCGAGGGCACGACCTTCTACGCCGTCAACGCGCTGGCGTTCAGCGAGGAGTTCGATCGCGTCGGCGCCGTGTACGCAGCGCTGACGCAGATCGTGGCGGAGTGCCAGCCGGTGAAGCTCGTGACCGGCCTCGACGTGTACCAGCAGGTCGCGCTGACCGACCTGACCTTCGACCGCTCGAGCGAGGTCGGCCGCAACGCGCTGCGCTTCTCGGCGACGTGCACGGTGCTGCGGATCGTGTCGGCGCGGCGCGTCGCCGTGCCGCTGTCGGCCGAGCAGCGCGGCAAGCCGGGTAAGTCGCGCGGCAAGCAGACCACCACGCCCACCGACCCGAATGCGCTGTCGCCGGCGGCGCAGGAGCAGGGCAAGAAGGCGAGTTATCTGTCGAAGGGCGTCGGCTCAATCTTCGGTGACGGCTGATGGCCCTGCAGCGCATCAACACCGTGCCGTACCCGCTGACTACGCAGCAGTCGGACCTCGACGGCGTGACGTACGCCTTTCGGTTTCGCTGGAGCGAGCGGACGCTGCTCTGGCACATGGACCTGCGCATGCTCGACGACACGCCGATCTTGCTGTCGGCGGCGCTGGTGACGGCGTGGCCACTGCTGCGGCGGGTTGTGTCACCTATCAGGCCGCCCGGCGAGCTGATGCTGCTCGACCTGTCAGGGCCCGGCGAGCCGGCGACGCTCGAGGGCTTCGGCGAGCGCTGGGCGCTGTTCTACGAGGAGGCGGCGTCGTGAGCGATGACCTCCTATTCGGCCGCCGCTGGCGCGCGCAGATCGACACGCTGCTGCTCGAGGGCTTCGACGTGCGGTTCGAGATCACGAAGTCGCTCGCGCCCAAGACGCCGAACGCCGCCGAGTTGAAGATCTGGAATCTGAACGCCGACCATCGGCAGCGCCTGCAGGAGCTCGAGCGCGTCTACGTGTCGATCGAAGCCGGGTACGAGTCGGCGACCTCCGTGCTGTTCCGCGGCGACCTACGCGACGTGGTCTCGACGCGTGAAAACAGCGACTGGGTCACGACCATCACCTCGGACAGCGGCCGGCGCGCGCGCAAGAAGCGAATCATCAAGTCGTTCGCTCCGGGCTCGAGCGTCGCCGACGTGCTCAAGCACGCCGCGAGCGCCCTGGGCGTGCGGCTCGGCAACACGGCCCAGCGCGTGGTCTCGGCGAAGATCGCGGGCACGCAGGCGTCGAAGTTCTTCAACGGCTACGCGCTCGCCGGCGCCATCGACGAGGAGCTCGACCGGCTCGCGCGGTCGTGCAACCTCGAGTGGTCGATCCAGGACGACGAACTGCAGTTCCTCGACTACGGCGAGGCCCTCGACCAGCTCGCCATCAAGCTCGAGCCCGAGTCGGGTCTGATTGGTAGCCCGGAGCCAGGGAATAAGGGTATCGCTGAGGTGCGCTGCCTGATCCTTCCCGACCTATACCCAGGGCGGCGCGTGCAGATGATCTCCGAGCACGTACGCGGCATGTACCGGGTCGAGACGACGAAGCACACCGGCTCGACCTTCGGCAACGAGTGGTGGGTCGACTTGCAACTGAAATCCGAGCAGCGAATGGCCAGCACGTGACAGTTATCCCCTCCGAGATCGACATCCAGGACCAGGCGACGCGCGAGGCGCTGAGCGACCTGCACACCTGCATGCCGGGCGAGGTCGTCGCCGTGCGCTCGGGCTCGAGCGACGCGCGACAGTTCGTCGACGTCCTGCCGCTGCTGCAGCGCGAGGTGGTCGACGAGGACGGCGAGCCGCAGAGCGAGGCGTACCCGGTGCTGCAGATGGTGCCCGTCGGCTACATGCAGGGCGGCGGGTTTTTCCTATCGCTGCCGATGCGCATCGGCGACACGGTGCTGCTGGTATTCGCCGAGCGTAGCCTCGACTCGTGGCTGCAGACCGCTACGCCGGGCGCGCGCACGCCGGTCGTACCGGGCGACCTCTCGACCCATAGCCTACAGGGCGCCATCGCGCTGCCCTGGGGCCCAGCGCCTCGCAGTGCACTGCTCGCAGGCGTCGACGGCAGCGATGCCGTGCTCGGCCTGCGCGACGGCACGATCCTGGCGCGCTTCACGCCGGCCGGCGGCGTGGTCTTCGCCGAGGGCGTGAACTTCGTCGCGCTGGCGAACCTCGTGCTGACCGAGCTGAATCGGCTCTGGACGGCCGTCGGTGCCCATACCCACGTCGTCGCGACCACGGGCAGCTCGAGCGCGCAGACAGGCACGGCGGCGGCCGCAGGCTCGCAGGGCACGGCAAACTCGGTGGCGGCGACCAAGACGAAAGCGACCTGACCCATGCCAGCACCCGACAAATACCCTGACTGGGCGACCGACAACACGAACAATTTCGAGCCGCCGGCGGGCAAGAAGGCCGCGGGCTGGGTCGCGCTCGAGGAGCCACCGAGCGGCTGGTTCAACTGGTGGCAGTGGTACGTCGGCCTGTGGGTGCGCTGGCTCGACTCGGCGGTCGTCGCGCTGACGGGCCGCATGACCACCGCCGAGGGCAACATCTCCGCGATCGACACCGACCTGACGACGCTCGAGGGCGACGCGGCGCGCAAGAGCGTGCTGAACACGTTCACGCAGGCGCAGGTCATCAACGTCGAGGACAACTCGCCCGATTGGCCGATGCTGACGACGACGCAGAAGGTCAGCGACTACCCGCCCGTGGAGGTCACGCCGGGCGTCTTCGTGCCCAATCGCTGGAAGGTCGTGCTCGACATCCCGACGCAGGGCGGAGCGAAGGCGGGCATCTTCGTCGGGCAGTCGCCGTACGGCGCCGCACTCGTGAACAACGCCCGCTGGCACCTGCCGACGCAGAAGTGGCGTCAGCTCGACGATAGTTACGTGAGCACGGCGATGGTCGGGCGCTCGGGACAGTTCGTGATATCGCACGTGCCGGCGGGCGCCGCGCCCTGGGCCGACTGGCCGATTGATACCGGCGGCGACCTTCTCGCAGGCGGCAACATCCAGGCGCACGGCGACCTCATCGCCATCGGCAATTTCAATCACTCGGGCTCGCATGCGCACAACAACTTGCCCATCAAGCTTGCGAGCGGCTCGGGCGCGCTCGTGCTCAACACCGATGGCACGTACAGCGTAACGTCGGGCTGGGGAGCATGGCCTGTGCGCATCCCGTCGGGCGTGACGCTGAGCAACATCGAGTGCTGGCTGTTCCAGTCGAGCGCCTCGCTGCTGCAGGTGGCGCTCGTACGGCGCGGCCTCGGCAGTGGCTCAGCCATGCCGACCTACACCGACGTGACGGCGGAGAACACCACGGGCGGCGCGGGCTTCAAGTTCGTGACCATCTTTTGCGGCGGGCACACGCTCGACCCGGATTACGAATACTCGGTGGTGTTCCGGCCCTCGGGCGCCGCCGACAAGATCGGCCGCATCGCCGTCATCAGCTGGGAAGACCCGGGCCCGAGGAACCTCGGATGAGCGACGCCGACGAAGCCCGCCGGGCCCTCGCAGACGCGATCGCCATCTGGCTATTCGACATGTGTTTCACGTGCGGCGAGCCCGTGTGCACGGGCTGGTGTCTCGACCTCAACTCGTGGGGTTGGGATGAGTGACATCGCCGTCGGCGCCGATGACGATCTGCTCCTCGTCGAGGGCCGGGCGGAGCTCGTGCGCGGCGCACCGGCGACGCGACAGGCGTGGATCACGCACCTCACGATGTTCCTCGGCGAGTGGTTCCGCGACCAGTCGCTCGGCATCGACTATCAGAATCTAATACTCGACAAAAAGGTCTCTAACACCGTGCTGCGCGCGATCTTCGCGCAGGCCTCGCGCGAGACGCCGGGCGTCAGCGAGGTGACCGACCTGCGCTTCGCATTCAACCCGGGCACGCGCCTGCTGACCGTGACGGCGCAGGTCGTCTACGACTCGGGCGAGACCGACACGCTGACCTCGAGCACGCAGTTAGGAGGCACGTGATGCCCTGGGGACTAACACCGGACGGTTTCGTCGCGAAGACGCTCGAGGAAATCGAGGCGGGCTTCGTCGAGCAGCAGCGCGCGAACATCGACGCGAGCATCGACACGTCGGCCTTCGGCCTGGTCGGGCAGCTCAACGGCATCATGGCATCCGAGATCGCCGCGCTCTGGGAGCTCGCCGAGGGCGTGAACGACGCGCAGGACCCGGACAAGGCTGTCGGTGCAGCGCAGGACGCGCTGTACGCGCTGACCGGGCCGCTGCGCGATGACGCGCAGCCGAGCGTCGTGCTGTGCAACGTGACGCTGCAGCCAGCGACGACGATCGCTCCGGGCGAGGCCATCGCCTCGGTCGTGGGTAGCCCGGGTGCGCGATTCACCAACACGTTTCCGATGGTCAACGGCGGCGGCAGCGTCGCCGTGGTGAGCGTGCGATTCGAGGCGCTCGAGGGCGGCCCGACCGTAGCGAATGCCAACACGCTGACCGTGCGCGAGACGCTGCCTGCGGGCTGGGATGCGGTGACCAATCCGGAGGACGCGACGGTCGGCGCGGGCATCGAGTCGGACGCTGCGTATCGGCACCGGCGGCAGGATGAGCTCGCCGCGCAGGGCGGCGGCACCGTCGACGGCATCCGTGCCGACCTGCTGCAGCTCGAGACCGTGCTCGCCGCCAGCGTGCTCGAAAACACCGACGACATCGTGGTCGACGGCATGCCGCCCAAGTCGATCTGGGCCATCGTGCGCTCGGCGCCGGGCGCGCTCGATGAGCAGACCATCGCCGAGACAATCTGGGCGGCGAAGGCCGGCGGCATCGAGGCCTTCGGCGACATCATCGTCAGCGTGCTCGACTCCGAGGAGGTGCCGCACGACGTGGGCTTCAGTCGGCCGGCCGAGGTCGCGGTGTACATCGCGCTGCGGGTGACCACGAACGCCGACTACGCGGGCAACGAGGCGCTGAAGACGGCCATCGTCGCGAGCGCCGAGTCGCCCGCATCGGCGGGCTACCTCGACGTCGGCGTCGACGTGTACGCAGGGCAGTTCGTGACCGTCGCGATGCAGCAGAGGGGCGTGCTCAACGCTGAGGCGCGTGTGTCGTTCAGCTCGAGCGACTACGCCACGGGGCTCCCTGCGCTCGTAGTCGGGCAGACCCAGACCGGAGCGGTCGACACGGCCCGCATCTCGGTGGTGCCGATTCCATGACGACCTACGACCCGGAGCACGTGGTGCGTGGCGTCGATCGCATGATCGACCGCTACCGCAAGCCCCGGACCTCGGCGCTGCTCGCGTCGTGGCTGACCGAGGTGCAGTCGGTCGAGGACGCGCTGTGGCAGCTGTACGTGGAGCGCTCGCTCGCCACGGCCGAGGGCGAGCAGCTCGACGTGCTCGGTGCCATCACCGGGCAGCCGCGCAACGGGATGGGCGACGACCAGTACCGGATCTGGATCTCGGCGCGTAACCTCGTGTCGCGCTCGAGCGGCAAGACCACCGAGCTGCTCGCCATCGCGCGCAAGCTGGTGCCTGCGCCCTCGGACATCGGCGACGTGCGCCTCGAGGAGTACTACCCGGCGGCGCTGGTCATGCGGATCACGAGCCCGCTGGCGCTCGAGCTGGGCTACCAGATCGCCCACATGCTGCACCTCGCGAAGGCGGGCGGCGTGCGATTCCAGATGACCTGGATGGGCACGCCGCTGCTGGCTTTCCGCATGGCGCCGACGCCCGACGGCGAGTCGCT